TGGGCGCGCCACCCGGCAACCAAGACACTACGGACTACATACTCGGAGTCGTTGATCAACTAATGGACTCCTCTCTCGCAGTTATCTCTGGCAGACCTACGATCGCGTCAATCGGATCTGCCGAGTTACCTGCTTATGACCTCACAATTAGAATCGGCACTAGCCGCGTATAAAGGACAAAACAATGAGCACAGTTACTTACTTATCCAACCCCACCGTCACCGTCACAAGCCCTTCGGCGATGACTCTCACCGATCACTGCTCAGCAGCGACCTTGACACTCACCGCTGAGGCACTCGAGAACACGGCCTTCGGTCAGACCTCACGCACCTTCACCGCTGGGCTTTACAGCAATGAGCTCACGCTCACAATGTTCCAGAGTTACGGCGCAACCGAAGTTGAAACCATGCTGAACTCAATGTTCGGCGTAATCTCCACCATTGTTATCAGCCCTGCCGGCGCAACCGAATCAGCGAGTAATCCCGAGTACACCTTGACAGGTTGCTACTTGGAGACCGTGACTCCGATCTTGACGACTGTCGGCGAGCTTTCAGTAGTCGAGGCCACCTTTAAGGGCGGAACTTTCGCACGCGATATCACCTGATCTAGTAAGTAATCCGAACCCCGACTAGGAGAACCAATGAAACTCACACTCAGTATCAGACTCGCCGATGGCGAGACCTACCAAGTAACGACAAACCTTTTCGTCATCATCTCGTGGGAGCGTAAGTTCAAGCGACGAGCATCAGATCTTTCAAGTGGGATCGGGATGGAAGATCTAGCCTTCATGGCCTATGAGGCCAGTAAGCAGCAAGGTCATCCAGTCCCGATCTCCTTTGATGAGTTTGTCAAGAAGTTAGAAGATCTGGAAGTCGTGGAGACTGCATCCGCAGTCCCTACGCAGGAGGCTTCCGGCGACAACTAGCAGCTCTGCTAGTTGAGACTGGGTTCTGGCCTCCGACTATTACATTCGAGACAGATGATCTGGCAACTTGCGTTCAGATCATCAATGAACAAAGACGGAAGCAATAATGGCTGCATCAATCGGAATTGAGTATGACGGATTGAAGCAGGCTCTCCGTGAGATCCAGAAAGTTGATCCTGCGCTTCGTCGGCAAATCACGAAAGACATTAAAGCAGCTATGGATCCTCTGGTCTCTGCAATCAAGGACTCAATTCCATCATCTGCACCGTTGACCGGACAGAAGCACAATGGACGCACCGCTTGGAAGAACGAGTCAAAGAACATCGTCGTCAAAGTTGACACGCGCAAGGCTCGCAAACGCAACGCAGGACAGGGCGCACAGTACGAGTCCATCGGCACAGTTAGGATCACTGCAAAAGGTGCAGCTCTCTCCATGAGCGACATGGCAGGACGAGGCCCAAACCAAACACGCAACAAAAACCCACTTCGAGCACGCCCAAACTTTGCTCAAGATCTGACGAGCAAACTTCGCACACCGTCACGCTTCGTCTGGGCGCGTTCCGACGACTACTTAGACGAGATCACTCGCCGAGTTGATGCGATCGTGATAGAAGTAATGGGACAAACCAACAAGAGGATCGTGAAGCGCTAATGGCTATCAACCTCCCCATCATCTCAGAGTGGAATCCTGCTGGCATTGATAAGGCCATCAACGACTTCAAAAAACTAGAAACAACAGGACAGAAAGCATCGTTCGCTATTAAGAAGGCTGCAGTCCCTGCAGGCCTCGCTCTCGCAGCTGTCGGCGCTGTCGCTTTTGATGCTGTCAAAGCGTTCGCCGAAGATGACGCTGCAGCCCAAAAACTTGCTACTACTCTGGGCAATGTTACCGGAGCATCGGACTCTCAAGTCAAGTCTGTGGAAGACTTCATCTCCAAGACTTCAATGGCTGCAGCGGTTGCAGACGATGAACTCCGACCAGCACTCGACTCCCTTGTGCGAGGCACAGGAGACATCACGAAGGCTCAAGATCTTTTGAGTCTTGCATTAGATGTCTCTGCCGGTACAGGTAAAGATCTTGGCGCTGTCTCCGATGCTCTTTCAAAAGCGTTCAACGGCAACCTCGGCCCATTGAAGAAATTAGATCCAGCACTCGCTGAATTGATTAAGAGTGGCGCTACGACTGACGAAGTGTTTGCAGCTATGGGCGAGACTTTTTCTGGTCAAGCATCCACTGCAGCGAACACGACCCAAGGCAAGATGAAGAACCTCGGGATTCAGATGGGCGAACTCAAAGAGTCCATCGGTGCAGCTGTCGCACCACTTGCAGAGAAACTGATTCCACAGCTACTCAAGTTCACCACATGGGCATCCAATAACAAAGGACTTATCGTCGCTATCGGTGCAACGATTGCAGTACTAGCTGCAGCGATTATCGCATTGAACGCTGGACTCGCTATCTACAACACGATCCAAGCAGTCACTCTCGCTATCAACACAGCACTCACGACCTCATTCTCTGCGCTTTGGGTCGCCACTGGTGCAGTCGTCATCTTGGCGATCATTGCAGCACTCATCGCACTCCAAGTCAAGTTCGACATCTTCGGGAAAGCGATAGACGGAATCAAAAAAGGCTTCCTCATCTGGTGGGATGTAGTCAAGTATGTATTCGGAGCGATCAAGTCAGGATTCGGAGAACTCAAAGATCTCGGAGTCAAAATCTTTGACGGCATCGGCGGAGCGTTTAAAGGTGTTATTAACGCAGTCATCTCGGCAATGGAAAAGGGCTTGAACTTTGCCATCAAAGGCTTAAACATCATCCTCGACGGGATAGATAAAGCAGCCGGTCCGTGGGTTAACTTCGGAACTATCCCAGATGTCAAGTTGCCTCGACTAGCTGAGGGGGGCATTACGACGGGCCCAACAATCGCCATGATTGGCGAAAAAGGCCCAGAGGCCATCATCCCATTAGACCGACTCGGCAACATGGGCGGAAACACGATCAACATCACAGTCACTTCGGCAGATCCGAACGCTGTCGTCGCAGCTTTGCAACGATATGTCCGAATGAGTGGCCCAGTGCCAGTGACCACAAGGCCACTATGAGCAATCAGAACCTCTGGAAGGTCACAGTAGACGGATACAGCCTTGACGGGTTCGTGTATTCGCTGTCATTTTTTAACGGCAAAAAAAGATGGCTAGAGAACTATTCGCCTCAAACGCTGTCGCTCACTATTGACAACTCGACAGGTCTTGCGTCCGCTTTTTTGCCCGGATCAGAGATCAAGGTGTACAGGGACGGAGTCGGTTCAAACAACAACGCTCGGAGTTTCTTCTACACTGAAAGCGTTTCATATGATGACGGCTTCCAGTACGCCTCAGGCGGTGCGACAGCAACGATCACAGCGATAGATCTGTTCGGAGTGTTGTCGCGTGAGCAACTCGTAGAAGAGGATCTGGGCGACCTCAACACGCTTGAGCAACTGTCCCCATACACAGCACTAATCAGCTTTACAAACGACGGAAACAGTGCAGCGTATGGGACTCTCAATTACACCGGCACGATCGGCGCTCGACTCGCCCAAAATATGCAGACCGAACACGGCCTCATGATCAACTACGGCGACACGATCAAACTGTTAGCAAGATCTCAGGTCGGCGAGAATGTCTCAACATTGTCATTCGGTGGCACTGCATCGGCCACCGTCCTGCCCATGAACGCAGTGTTCAGGTCTGCCCTAGGAGATTCATTCAACAATGTCGTCACAGTAGACGCTCCAGTCGGATCATCTACAGCGACAAACGCTGCAGGAGTTGCTCTCTGGGGAACATGGGCAACAACTACGACACAAGTGGACGGATCGTTGACGCAAGTCCAAGGATGCGCCGAATATCTAGCCGCTCTTATGGGCGACGCGTTAAGCGAGAATCAGGTCTACTTTGAGATCCATGTGTGGGACTACGCAGTCAACCCTTCCACCCTCACATTGTTCCAGCAGTACAACGACTTCATCAGTCAGAACATAGATGTCGTCTATCGCTTACCCGGCAACCCCTCAGACACAACCTTTGAATGCGTCATCGAGGGACTACAGATCAACTCAGATCCCGAGAAGACCGAGTATGTGTTCTACCTCACCCCAGCCGATCTCTATCGTTCATTCATCCTTGACGACGCTATTTTCGGTACTCTTGACAACAACAGACTCAGCTACGGCCTAGCAGGGTTCTAAGGAGACAACATGGCTATCCCTACCCTCCCAACATTCACAGCTGGTCAGATTCTGACTTCGAGTGTGATGAACGATGTCTCAACACTCGGCAACTATCAAGGACTCTTCCACATCAAGACACAAACCATCGGTACAGCCGTGTCTAGCGTGACTGTGACAGGCGCGTTCTCGTCAGACTTTGATCATTACAAGATTATTGTCCAAGTAAACTCAATCGCAGCAGGTGGCCCATACATGACACTCCAACTTGGGTCAACGACGACTGGATATTATTGGGGCGCGCCAGTTGTGAACTACGCAGCGGCAACTGCTTCGGCTATTTCAACTAACAACGGTGCTTCGTGGAACCGTTTAGGGCCGGGAGGCACTACAGGCATGGCAGGCGTTTACGATGTGTTGAATCCTTTTCTGAGTGAGAACACCGTTATTTCTGGAACTTACGCAGACCCTGCAACTGCTGGATCTGCTGGTGTTGGTTCGGGATATTTGAACAACACAACCAGCTACACGGCTTTCACTGTTGGCGTAACATCGTCAACAATGACAGGCGGAACAATTCGAGTCTACGGATACAGGAACTCACTATGACCCCTGAAGAATACAAAGCCCTCTATCCTCAAGATTCCGTCTATATCCAAGTAGACGACACCGAACGCTTGATGACCGACGAAGAATATGAAGCATGGGTCATTGAAGGCGTTTACTACAGCAACAATCCGAGATCATGAAAACTCTCGCCGTAATCGCAGCTCTCGCCGTCGTCCTCATGTTCGTCGTCACAGGATGCAATGACCGCACTCGAGACAACTGCAAACAACAACCCACAGCGACAAGGTGCAACCCGTGAAGAAATACACCAACTCAGAGATCAAGGCCAGACTCATCCTCATCGTCGGCATCACACTCTCAGCCACCTTCGTCATCTCCACAGCCTCACTGCTCTACGGCCTGCTCTTCGTCATCCAACCTCTAGAAGTATCACCAAACGATGAAAGCGCATGGTCGCTCCTATCCCCGATGATGCTCTTCCTCACCGGAGCACTATCAGGAATCCTCGCCAGCAACGGCCTCAAAGACAAAGGAGACAAAGATGACATCTAGACCGTACACAGGGAACAAAGACGGAAACCATCCCACACCACGCGCAGGAACAAAGCGATTCGTCGAGTTCTGTGAGTACCTATTCGGTGTCAAGAACATCGGCATCTATGCGAACCGTCCGATGCGCTCAGGATCATCGCTGTCCGTTCACGCGACATGGCGAGCGACAGACCTCAAAGGAACTAAGGCCCAGCGGAAGGATCTTGTGGAGTTTCTCTTCACTCACAGAGACTCTCTCAACATTGAAGAGATCCACGC